CCAAAAGGTGGAACAAAATATTCAATTATGACCAGTAAGACAGGAAGAAAAACTGTATCAATAAAAGATATATAATGGCAAAATCAGAAAAAGATATATTAGCAGTTTTAGGAAGAGAGATACATAACGCATCAGGTTTTATTGGTGGGGAATTAGTATCTCGTAGAAAAAAATCATTACAGTATTATTTAGGTATGCCTTTAGGGAACGAACAAGAAGGTCGTTCTCAGGTAATATCCAATGATGTACTCGATACAGTAGAAAGTCTCATGCCTTCCTTAATGAGAATTTTTACTTCAGGAGACAATGTATTTAGTTGCGAGGGTACGGGACCAGAAGACGATGAAATGGCACGTCAATGTTCTGACTACCTTAACTACATATTTTATAAAGAGAACAATGGATTCCTTGCACTTTACTCAGCATTCAAAGATGCTTTGATTCAGAAGAACGGAATCCTAAAAGTTTATTGGGATGATTCAGCTAAAACTGAAAGAGAAGAATATACAAGATTATCAGATGACGAGTTTAATGATCTTGTTGCTAATCTAGAAGTTAAAGTTTCAAATCATTCTGAATACGAAGAACCGATTACAGACGATCAAGGAAAAGAGTTAGATAAAGTAACTCTTCATGATGTAGTCATTCATAGAACAAGATTATACGGACAGGTTAAAATTGAACCAGTTCCTCCAGAAGAATTTTTAATTTCAAGACGAAGTAAAGATATCAATTCTGCAAACTTTGTATGTCATAGAACGAACAAAACAAGAACAGAACTTGTTGAAATGGGCTATGATAAAGATCTTGTTGATAGTTTACCTACGGGTAATACCGACTTTTTCACAGAAGATAAATTTATAAGACACCAAAATGTAGATTTCTCACACGGAGTTAGTGAAGGTGATAAAAGTACAAATGATATCTTAATCTATGAGTGCTACATCAAGTTAGATGTTAATGAAGATGGCAAAGCAGAATTATTAAAGATTACAACTGCAGGATCAGGAACAGGTAAAATGATAGATATGGAAGAAGTGGATAACTATCCATTTGTTTCCATGACTCCTGTTATCATGCCACACAGATTTCATGGAAGATCTGTATCTGAACTTGTAGAAGATATACAACTTATTAAATCTACTGTTATGAGACAAATGTTAGATAACATGTATCTAACTAATAACAATAGAGTAGCTGTCCAAGATGGACAAGTGGCGATGGATGATTTATTAACCAATCGCCCTGGTGGAATAGTAAGAACTAAACAACCACCTCAAAATGTAATGATGCCTCTTCCGATGCAACCTCTTACAGAACAAGCTACAGCAATGTTGGGTTATCTGGATTCCGTCAAGGAAACTAGAACAGGAATTACCAGACAATCTCAAGGGCTAGATTCTAATACACTAAATAAAACAGCGACTGGACAAAACCAAATTCTAACACAATCACAAATGAGAATGGAGTTAATCGCCAGAATCTTTGCTGAAACAGGTGTGAAAGATCTAGCCTTAAAAATGTTTGAGTTGGTATGCAAGTATCAACAAAAAGAAAAGATAGTAAGAATACGTGGAAAATATATTCCAATGAGACCTTACGAATGGAAAGACAGAGTTAATGTTACTGTTCAGGTTGGTCTTGGTACAGGATCAAAAGAACAACAACTTATTCTGTTAAACGCTATATTGGAAAGACAAATGCAGGCAATAAACTTACAACAAAATACATTTGGTCCAATGGTTAATCTAAGGAATATATATAATAGTTTAAAGAAATTAATTGAAAATGCAGGACTCAACGGGATAGAACCATACTTTATGGATCCTGATGTTGGTGCTGCACAAATGCCTCAACTACCACCTAAACCACCTACTGAGTTTGAAAAAGTTACATTAGCTCAGGTACAGGGTGAAAATCAAAGAGCTCAACTTAATGCCAATGTAACATTAAAAGAAATTGAAGGCAGAATGAGACAACAATTACTTGATTTTGAAATAAAGATTAAAGAATTAGAACTTAAATACGGATCTAAAATAGATGAGCTTGAACTTAAACGTAGAAGTATGTTAGAACAAGCAGATCTAAATAAATCTGGTGATTTAATGAAAGAGATAGTAAAAGGACAACAACAATTCTTTAACGATGGACAAAATAGAAACACAGGTCAGGGAGGGCAAACGAGCCCAGGTGCTCCTAAATGATCCCCTGCTGAAACAGGCATTTGAAGATCTCCTAGAAACTTATAAGCAGGAGATTTTCCACACAAGTTTTGCTGACGATGAAAAACGTAGATCCCTTTGGATGGCATATAATATGCTAGATAAAATCCGAGGTCATTTACAGACTATCATGGAAAGCGGAAAACTAGCTCAAAAAGATCTTGAGCTTTTAAATAAGAGCTAACCCTTACGGGAGCTCATCATACGTCAACCCCAACGAAAGGAACGTTACAATGGCACAGGAACAAACTGTTCATGGTGCTGCTGAAAAAATTTCTGGATTACTGAATCCTCAATCAGGACAATCAGAACCAGAAAAAAAAGCAGAGCCATCAGAGCAACCTCCAAAGATCAAAGAGGAATCTTCTGAAAAGAGTCAACCAGAGTCTGAAGGAACTCCAAAAGAAGAAGCTACTGAAAATACCGAAATCGAAGAAGAAACGCAAACAGCTACAGAGGAACCAGAACTCCACCGAGTAAAAGTACAAGGTCAAGAGTTAGAGGTTAGCCTCGATGAACTGAAAGCAGGTTATTCACGAGACTCGGATTATAGACAAAAAACTCACACTTTAGGTTTAGAGAAAAAAGATCTTGAAGCTGAAAAGGGTGGTTTGCGTCAAACTTATGATACTCGTTTATCAGAACTAAACGACATGATTGCAACTGCTGATGGTTTCATCAGGCAGCAACAAGGTAGTAAAGACCTTCAAAGGCTTTATGACGAAGATCCCACATCTGCGGCTAAACTGGACTACCAGTTACGAGAACAACAAAAACAGATTGATGGCATGAAGTCTAAAGCTAATGATGCTTACCAAAGACAATATGGTGAGTACCTTGACGCACAAAGACAATTAGCAGCAGCGAAAATACCAGAATACAGCGATCCCGATAAAGCCGATCAATTCAAAACTAATATGCGTACATCGTTACGAAGTTATGGTTTTAATGATGGTGAAATTGGGAATCTTGCTGATCATCGTTTCTTAATGGTGATTAGAGATGCTATGAGTTATAAATCTGTTAAAGATAAAAGACCTATAGCACAGAAGAGGGTAGCGAATGCTCCTAAAGTTGTAAAAGCTGGTGTCGCAAAATCAGGTACTGGTTCAGGTAGAGAGAACATAAGAAATAAAATCGGTCGATTAAAGAAAACTGGACATATTAAAGATGCTCAGAACGCTTTGCTTGACATGATTAATCTTAAATCTCAACAAAAAAGGTAAAAAACTATGGCACAACCAAGTGAAACTTTTGACACTTACGATTCCATTGGTGAACGTGAAGATCTGTCGGATGTTATTTATAACATCTCGCCAACTGACACGCCATTTCTAAGTTCTGCAGCTAAAACACAAGCAACTGCAGTTCTGCACGAATGGCAAACTGACAGTTTGGCTGCAGCAGTCACGAACAATGCGGTAATCGAAGGGGATGAAGCTACAGCTGATGCTGTTACTGCTACTACGAGATTGTCCAACTCTTCTCAAATTCTTGATAAGGTTGTTACAATTACTGGTACGCAGGAAGCAGTTGACAAAGCTGGTCGTGCATCTGAAATTGCTTACCAAATAGCCAAAAAAGCAAAAGAACTAAAGAGAGATCTTGAATCTTCTCTTACTTCTAATAATGCTGAAGTAACTGGCTCTGCAAGTACTGCTCGTCAATTAGGCGGTCTAGGATCATGGGTAGCAACTAACGATGTTTTCGGTTCAGGCGGTGCATCTGGCGGTTTAGGTAATACTGCTAGAACAAATGGCACTCAAAGAGCTTTTACTGAAGCACAATTAAAATCTGTTATTAAATCAGTTTGGAATGCTGGTGGAAACCCACAAATAATTATGGTGGGACCATTCAACAAACAAAAGTTATCAGGATTTACTGGTAACAGTACTAGATTTGATGCAGGTGCAGATGCAACTTTGTATACATCAGTCGATGTTTACGCTTCTGACTTCGGTCAAACACAAGTAATACCTAACAGATTCTCTAGAGATAGAGATGGGTGGGTACTAGACATGGATTACTGGGGAGTAGCTTTCTTAAGAGACTTTTCAATGCATGAACTAGCAAAAACTGGTGACACAGAAAAACGTCAACTATTAGTTGAATGTACTCTGGAATCCAGAAATGAAGGTGCAAGCGGCTTAATAGCTGACTTAACAACTTCGTAATAATATAACTGTTTAGGCGGGTAACCTCAAATCTGCTCGCCTAGCAGCATTTCAAACAATTGAAGATCTGAGATAGGTTAGGATCGGAACAATTAAAGGAATAT